AGCCGTTGGAGCGAGACCAAAGACGCCCTACTTGAGGGCCTAGAAGGTTCACGCCGCAGCAGCATGTCAGTTGTCCTAGAGAATACTAAGAAGTATCTCGCAGAGGCAGCATCCACTGGCGCAACATCAAGCGGAAACGTAGCAACACTAAACCGTGTTATTCTACCAGTTATCCGTCGTGTTATGCCAACAGTTATCGCCAACGAAATCGTTGGTGTTCAACCAATGCAGGGCCCAGTTGGTCAGATTCACACTCTACGTGTTCGCTATGCTGAGACTGTTACAAGTTCAGCAGCAGCACCATTTGATACAGACACAGTAGCAGGTGATGAAGCACTAAGCCCATTCAAGATTGCAACAGCATATTCCGGTACAACCAGTGCAACAAGCACAACAGGTCGTGCAGGTGCAACAGCAGCTATGGAAGGTGACGGTGGTAACCAGATCTCAATCCAAATCTTGAAGCAACCAGTAGAAGCCAAAACACGTAAGCTACAGGCTCGCTGGACATTCGAAGCCGCACAGGACGCACAGTCCATGCACGGTATCGATGTTGAGGCAGAAATTATGGCTGCCCTAGCACAAGAAATTACCGCTGAAATCGACCAGGAAGTTCTCGGTTCACTTCGCTCACTAGCAGCAACAGAAGAGACCTACAACCAGGCAGCAGTTAGTGGTACAGCAACATACGTTGGTGACGAGCATGCAGCTCTTGCAGTTCTAGTCAACCGTGTTGCTAACAAGATTGCTCAGCGCACACGTCGTGGTGCAGGTAACTGGGCAGTTGTTAGCCCAGAAGCACTAACAGTTCTACAGAGTGCAAGCACAAGTGCTTTTGCTCGTACAACTGAAGGCACATTTGAGGCACCAACAAACACCAAGTTCGTTGGTACACTAAATGGCGCAATGCGTATCTATGTAGACAGCTATGCAGCAGATTCAACTGCCGTTCTAGTTGGTTACAAGGGTTCAAGTGAGACAGATGCAGCAGCATTCTACTGCCCATATGTACCACTAATGAGCTCAGGTACAGTACTTGATCCAAGTACATTTGAGCCAGTTGTTAGCTTCATGACACGTTATGGTTATGTTGAGCTATCAAACACAGCAAGTTCACTAGGTAATGCTGGCGACTATGTGGGCGAAATTGCAATGAGTAACATTAGCTTTGCATAAGCTAGTTTAACTCGAGCAGTTGCTCAAAAACAGATTGGGGAAGCAGAAATGCTTCCCCTTTTTGTTGACTAAAAATATATTGCTCAGCACCATCCGTTAGTGTAATCTGCGAACTGTAGTTCCGCAATACGTTCACGTTGTTTACTGGTAAGTTCTGGCTTCGGATCTGTTTTACGTAAGTTTACTAGAGTTGTTGCGCCTAGTAACTTTGCTAAATTTTCTGTTTCTGTATAGTAATAAACATCTGTGTAAAAACCGGGACTAGGTCCAAGTCGTTGAGTATTTGTACTACAATGTTCTCGAACTTGTACGCTATTAGCATAGTAGTAATCAAAGTTTTCTAAAAACTCATCAAGTGTATGTGGCCCTTGCCAGAGTGCATCCTGTGCGCCTGTGGGAGAATACATTGTATGATAGAACCCACTCACAAATTTTTCAACAGGATCTCTCCATATGGCAACTCTAATATCACACTCAGCTAGTTCATTTTCATAGTCACTAAAGTTTAGAAACTTACGATATACACCAGGTGCATGCGTGTTAAAAGTATTGTATGCTTGTAACTCATTTGGATCTGCGTTCCATAACACTTGTGCTATGTAACTTAGAACTGTGGTACTTGCACACTTTTGATTGCGTACAATACCCCACGTATAATTTTTATGAGAAAATTTGAGTAGACTCATACAGTATATATTGCTATAATAAACTATGAATGAATTTGCCTTTGTACTAGGAAACGGTCAATCTCGTCTTGAATTTGACACTAGTGATTTACAATCTAGAGGTACTGTATTTGCTTGTAATAGAATGTACACAGACAAGCATGTTGACGTCTTGGTGAGCGTTGACGAGGGCATGACAAAGGAGATACAAAATCATAAGTTGTTTTGGACATTCAAAGAACACTATACAAGGCCTCAGTACACAAACAATACCAGTTTACCGTTAGACAAACGTTGGCAAGGATATAGCAGCGGACCTAATGCAGCAGCAATAGCAGCTACAAAAGGATTTGCTTACATCTGTCTAATAGGCATGGACTTACACAGCGATACAAGTTATATTAACAACATATATGCAGGCACCGAACACTACAAAGGTCCGGATGACGGCCCAACTTTTTATGGAAACTGGGTAGATCAACTTGTACACATTGCAGAAGTTTACAATCATATACGTTTTATACACGTGAATCCTCTCAAAGGATTTACTCCTGATGAGTGGAAACAGATGAGCAACTTTAGTGTAATGACAAAACCAGAGTTTAAGACATTTGTAGGTATGGATAAATAAGTTATAAGTTTATAAGGAACTATTTATGAGTCGTGTCCAAAGAGTTCAAGGCGATTTAACGTTAGATCCTAGCGGTAGTATTAATTTAAACAGTAATACAACTGTTAACGGAAACCTAACAGTAGTTGGTACCACTACCACAGTGTCTAGTACTGACACTAGTGTATCAGATAGAGTTATTACACTAAATGATGGTGAAAGTGGAGCAGGGATCACTGGACGTTATAGCGGACTTGAGTTTGATCGAGGTAGCGTAGATAACGCATTTTTAGTATTTGATGAAAATGACGACTCATTAAAGTTTAGCACTGACAATGGATCAACATACGTAGGACTACTTACAGGCAGTAGTGCCGGTATTACCGCAGTAGTAGACGATACAACTCCACAACTAGGTGGCAACTTAGATGTAAATGGTCAGAGTGTTGTAACTGTGAGTAATGGTGATATTGTACTTGCACCTGACGGCACAGGAAATACTAGAGTAAGTTCGCCTATTCGTTTAGATGACGAAGGTGGCGCACCAACACAAGTAGCAGGCGCAACTCTTTTGTACGCAGCCACAGCAGGTGGAGGTGGTACTGGTTTGTATTTCGTTGACAGTAGCACCAGCGACGAACTTGTAAGTAAAAGCAAAGCCATCGTATATGGACTAATATTTTAAAGGAACTAACAAATGGCAATTACCCAAGCAGGTGCAGTAGGCACAGGCGCAACAACAGTATACACAAGTAGCGGCACAACTGCTATTACTTGTATGTTCTTTATGAACGATAATGCCTCAGCTAGAACATTAGATGTGCATGTTGTGCAAAATGGCGGAAGTGCAGATGTAACAAATAAAATAGTTAAAGCAATTACAGTAGATCCAGCAGATACATATGTTATTAATTTAGAGAAACTAGTACTAAGCAATGGTGATACAGTTCAATGTGTTGCAAGTGTAGGATCTAGTATCTACGCAACAGTTAGTTCGGTAACAATCTAATGGCTGGCTTTGTAAAAACAAGAGGCAGAGCTGATGGCGGTGATCTTATTAAAGCAGTAGACACTAAGGCGATAGAAATACCTGCAGGTGCAACTGCTGAAAGACCTGTAGCATCTAAAGCAGGCGACTTGCGCTTTAACACAGACACAAACAAAATGGAATACTTTGACGGCAGCGGTTTTGTGCAGTTCAGTAAAGAAGGCGCTGTGCCGGTTACACAGGATTCCTTTACTGGCGACGGGTCTACTGTAGCATTTACAATGAGCACTAGTGTAACCAGTAACCAAACCCAGCGTATTGTAGTTGCTGTAGGTAACGTCTATCAGAATCCAGCAACTGCATATACACTAAGCGGAACAACTATTACGTTCACAAGTCCTCCAGGAGGCAGTGAAACTATTACTGTTATTCACGGTTTCGATAGTACAACCGCCGCTTAATCCTCTCAGCATAAATAACTTGTACACACCCTGTCACCTCGGATGTTAGTATGGTGAGCGCAAGATAGCGGAGAGAACGAGTATGGCAATTAGTCGTATTGGCGGTAAGGCCTTAAGATCCAATCTAGAACGTGACTCAGATCTTGCATTTAATACAGATACACTAGTAATTGATTACGCCAATGGCAGAATTGGTATTGGAACTACTAGCCCTTCACAAAAGTTAGATATTACAGGCGCAGCAAATGTGAGTACCAGCCTAGCGGTAGGTACTTCTTTAAC